TCAGGCACGGCGGCGGTTTAGCGTTTCGCACTCACGAACGGCGTCGGCGCGCCTGGCGTCGATGTACTGCGCCAGGTCGGTCAGGTGGACCCCTTTCGCAGCTTTCTGCCCTCCCTCCATGCGCACGATCGGCAGGGTGATCTGACCGGCCAGCGCCTTGCGCTGGAATTGATCGGTGGTCAGGTTGAAGTAGTCGCGGCAGACCCATTCAAGAGGAATGATCGCTTGGCCGTTGTACTGGGCCATCAGCAGGAATGCGGTGTTCACCGGCGCTTCCCTCCCTTGTTTTCGTCCCGCCTCATGCCGCCTCCCTGCCTTTGGGCAGGACGATCCGGTGCCGCTTGGCGATCTTGCGCAAGGTGGCGGTGTTGACGCTGGTCTTGGCGCGGATCTGGCGTTCGGTCATGCCGAGGGAGACGCAGGCGCGGATGCGGTCGGCCAGGTTCAGCTCCTGCACGGCGAGCGGGCGTTTGCGGGCGCCGGGGATTCCGTTCTGCGGGTTATCGCGCCAGTGGGCCGGGGTCAGTCCGGCTGTAATGTCGGCCGGCTGGTCGATGGTGCCGCCTGCGGCGAGGTAGTCGGCCGTGGCCCGGTCGAGCTGCTGACGGAGCTTGTCCTGCTCGCGGATGGCGTTGAGGTTAAGCATGGCCAGCCTCCTGCCGGATGCGCTCCAGCCGATCCAGCCGCTCGATCTCCGCCAGAATCAGCGCCCCGGCCTTCACCAGGTCGCGTCGGGCGGTGGTGGGTTTCCAGTTGGATTCGCTCCACGGCCAGCGCGGCGGCGGCTCGTAGGTGGCGTGGCCGATGGCGTGCCAGTAGGCCGAGGTGGCGTAGCTGGCGGCGGCGCTGGCGAGTTGTCCGCGGGTGTACTTGTCGTCGTGCTCGGGGCACCACTGTTCCTGTTCGATCTGGCGTCGGCGCTCGGTGAGCACGTCGCGGGCTGCAAGGCTGGCTGCCTCGGGGAAGGGGCTGGCGTAAAGGGGCGTCAGCGACTGCTCGCCGTTGGCCGCACCGTCGAGTTTCGAGCGATAGACGCCCGCCGCGCCGAGCCAGGCATAGGGCTGGATGCTGTCTTTCATGCCGCAATCTCCTGCCGTTCCGCCCCGAGGGCCGCAGCCAGCTCGCGCAACTGGTGGGCGACGGTACGGGCATCCCGAGCCTTGCGCGTGGCGGTCATGGCGTCCCAGGTGGCGGCGGCCAGTTCCAGGTTGGTGGAGGCTTGGCGCAGCAGGGTGGCGTGCTCGGCGTTCAGGCCCTGCGCTTCGTCGAGGCGCAGGGTGGCTTCCTCCAGGGCTTCGGCTGTCTGGCGGCGTTCGCGGGTGCGTTCGTTCTGCACTTGGCGCAGCTCGGCCTGGGTGGCGGCGAGGATGCGTTCGGCGCTGGTCAGGCGCTGGCCGGATTCGAGCAGCTCGGCGGCAAGTTGCTCGCGGGCGGCGTCGTGGCCGTCGCGGTGGCCGCGTTGCAGGCCGAGGCGGATGCCGGCGGCGCGGCCGGTCAGGTAGCAGCCGGCAGTGGTGAGGCCGGTGCCGAGGGTGATGCCGATCAGCGCGGCGGTGGTCAGGTCCATGGTGTGCTCCTTGGGTGTGGCGAGGCCAGGTGGTGGCTGGCGTGGGTTATTCCTGCTCGCCGCCGTCCGGTGGCGACAGCCGGCGGGCGAGTTCTTCGTCGGCCAGCCAGGCGCGCTCCTCGATGTAGGCGGCCAGGTGGCGGAGGTGGACGTACTGCTGGCGTTTGTTGCTGGTCACCACGGTGGTGAGCGGCAGCGGGATGCGCTCGGTGCCGATGGCGGCCTTGAACGTCTCCGCGTTCATGTTGCGGAAGTACCGCGCGCGCAGCTGTTCGAGGGGTATCAGCTCGTCGCCGAAGACCCGGAACAGCCGCTCGATGGCATCCGGCGGCGGGGCGAGGGTCAGCCGCAGGGGCGGCTGGAGGTGGTCGTTGGGTTTGCTCACGGCTTCTTCTTCCTTGCCCGGAGGTTCCAGGCTGACTCGACGTGATCTTTCACCAGCTCGCGCAGTTCCTCCGGCACCTCGGCGAGCGCCTGCTGGCGTTCTTCCTTGGTGCGGAGAGCGAGGATCTGCGCGGCGTATTGCCTAGGCGACATCGCGGCCTTCCCGCTCAAGCGGAGGCGGCGGCAGGTCGATATCCAGTTGCGCGGCCAGCCAGTGCAGGCCGACCCGCGTCACCCGCGTGGAGCGGCTGTACTGCATGCCCAGCGTCGGGTGGAACCAGTGGCCCTCGTGGACCTTCAGGTGCAGGCGGTCGCGTTCCGGGTGGGCCGGCAGGTTGCCGGAATCGAGCAGGCCGGCGGCGCGCATCCGCTTGATCAGCTGCGGGCGGCTGATGCCGAGGCGCGCGGCGGCGTTGGCGAGTGTGTGGGCCATCGGCGGACCTCTCAGGCGGCGCTGGCCGCCGGTGTGGCGGCGAGGGACAGGTGCTCGACGGCCTCGACGATCCGCGCATAGACCTTGTTCTCGCTGCCCTCGTAGTTGGCGAGCAGGATGGTGCGCGGGCGCGATTCGCCGATGGCCAGGATGCCGGTGACGCCCGGCCGGGGCCGGTTGCGGTGGATGGCGACGCGGATCGGGTGGGCGTGGCCCAGGTGCAGTTCGAGGAAGCCGCCGCGCTGCACGACATGGCGCAGTTGCCGCTCCTGGTCGCTGTCGAGCAGCGGCTCGTCCTCCGGCGGGAGGACGGCGACCACGCGGGCCGGGGCCGGCTCGGCGGAGTCCAGGCGGCCGTTGGCGATGGCCTCGACGAAGTCGGCCAGCAGGTGCGCCGGGTGCGGCTCGCCGTGGGGCAGGGTGAGGCTGTGACGCTGGCCGCCCAGCTCGACGGTGGCCTCGGTGCTGGACGGGCCGCGCTCGACCCTCAGGCGGAGCATGATGCTGTGCCGGGAAAAGGCCGAGCGGCAGGTGTGGTTGAAGCTGCCGTTCAGGTTGAGCTGGGCGGCGAGCAGGGTCAGGGTCCGGTCGCTGAGGGTGAAGGTGTTCATCAGGCCGCGTCTCCGCCGAAGGGGTAGTCGGAGGAGGGCGCAGCAGCCTTGGCGCGGCTGACCAGCCTGGGCTTGTCGCCGTGGATGACCACGAGGCGTTTGGTGTCTGCCTGGAGCTGCTCGATCAGGCGGCGATTGGAGGCGCACGTCGGGTGGACGTGCAGGGTAGCGGTGGTGGGCATGGTGGTGCCTCAGCTCTGTGGTGGAGAGATGGGGCTAAAAATAACCTAGGTTATATTTGTTATCAATGTCCTTGGTTTTATTTGTGGGGTAAAAAACCGCAAGGCCGGTATACCCAGTTGCCTGAGTGGCTCGGTGAAGTGTTTGTGCGTCCAGACAGCTCGCAGCGGCGCCCCATGGTGCCTTGCTGCTTTGGCTCACGGACCAGTGTTGGGGAGTGTCGGCTCTGCGTCAGGGATCGGCTTTGTAGCGGGCCGCCGAGCCCTTGTAGCTCATACGTCAACAGGTCCTAAACATTTAGGATTAGCATAATCTTGAAATTACTAGTAAGGTATAACTCTCACATAAGCGGAGTAGATGACATGGCAAAATCTTCGGTTCGCCGCTCTCGAATCATAAGGTCGGTGGCTCCCAGCGCTCCTGCCACCGAGTCGCGTCCTGCCATTGCGAAACGAGCTCTCCTTGAGATGCAATCCTTTGCCGAGGAGTTAGGGCTCAGTGAGTGTGTTGTGTCTATCAAAGATGGGAAAAGTGTTCTTAAGGGGCATACTCTGTCGGGACAGGCAATCAATGTCATCGTCCGCGATAGTGGCACTGGCTTCAAAGAGCAAACGGTATCCGTGTGTGATGTACTCACTGTCGAAGCTCGCAGAGCTGAAGCCAAACGTCTTCGCAAGGAAGGGCTAAGCCAGACTGCCATCGGGGCGCGACTTGGTGTTTCCCAGAAGACGATATCGAACGACCTTAATAGCTGAAGAAGCTTTGCTAAAATTTTCGTCTACCCATACTCCTAAGGGGGCACATTCCTCCCCTTGGGCTACTCTACCTTTGACTACCTTAGCCTTAGCAGAATTAGCGATTGGATTTAGCTGCTACCTTTGAGTATAAGCCCGTTGCTTTTGAATGAATGAGAGGTTCGCAGGTCATTGGTACCATCCGCAACTCACTGGAGAAAATTGGTGCCAGCAGTCCCGGACACGCTTAATGGCATCTGCCCTTATTTCACAATGTTCCCCCTTGCATTTCCGCAAGAGGTTTTGCAGTCGGCTAACAAGGATGAGCTCGTTCTGGATCCATTTTGTGGTCGTGGAACAACTAGTTTCGCTGCGCGCTTGGCGGGGTTGGAGTCTTTTGGGATTGACTCTAGCCCAGTTGCAGCAGCAATCACAGCCTCCAAGCTTGTGCGTGCCTCGGTCGACGAAATCGTAAGCGAAGCGATTGCTATCCTTTCCGGGCAGACTCCTAGCGATATTCCACAAGGAGAGTTCTGGGACTGGGCATACCATCCCCGAGTGTTAGTCGATGTATGTAAGCTTCGAGAGGCATTCTTGGTTAACTGTAATACTCGGGCTCGAATTGCACTGAGAGGGATAGTCTTGGGCGCTCTTCATGGCCCCCAGCAAAAAAAGATACAAAGCTACTTGTCTAATCAATGTCCAAGGACGTACGCCCCAAAGCCAAGGTATGCAACTAAGTTTTGGAAGGAGCGCGAGTTGATGCCTCTTGATGTAGACTTATTGAATATTATTGAGCGTCGTGCTAGGCGTTATTATTCGGCCGATACCCCGGAGAAGGGAAGGGTTATTCTGGCAGATAGTAGATTGGAAGACACATTTGCTTCGATCAGGGGTAAAAGGTTCTCTTGGGTGGTTACATCTCCACCTTACTATGGGATGAAAACATATATTCCAGATCAATGGCTAAGAAATTGGTTTGTAGGTGGTCCATCTTCTGTTCAGTATGAAAGCCCTAAGCAGCTGATTCATACTGGTCCAGATGCTTTTTCTGGTGATCTAAAAAGGGTTTGGATTAATGTCGCTTCTGTTTGTGCCAAAAACGCAAACATGGTTATTCGTTTTGGTGGTATTTCAGATAGACGTGCAGATCCTCTTGAAGTGATAAAAATGTCCTTAGATGGGAGCGGATGGCGAATATCTAGTATCAAGGATGCAGGGATCGCTACTGAAGGAAAGCGGCAGGCTGATTCTTTCTTGCTAAGGAAGTCCAAGCCGGTTGTAGAGGTGGATGTGTGGGCTGAAAGGGTTGATTGAAGATCAGTCTGTACTGTTTTTAAATTTTGATCGTGCAGGGATTTTGGATTGTAGCTATGAGTACACAGCAGAGTGGCGGTGCTGATAATGTTGATGTAAATCTTCTTCCAGGTGAAGAGGTTTCCTTTTCTGATGCACGCGACTCTGTTACTGCTACAGATGAGCAGTTAAATGAGCGGTACGCTAAGGGCGAGATTAGGATTGTAACTGAATCGGCGAGGTATTCTCTTGCAGGAATTCTGTCTATGCTGCAAGAGCGCGTTGATGTTGAGGGGGTGGATGGTGAGACAGAGCCCAGATATAAATTGGATCCTGAATACCAAAGAAGGCACCGTTGGAGCGTCGAGCGGAAATCAAAACTGATTGAATCATTTTTGATGAATGTCCCTGTGCCCCCTGTATTTTTGTATGAGCGCGACTTGGCACGATTTGAAGTAATGGATGGTCGTCAGCGGCTTACAGCGCTTAGTGACTTCTATGATAATAAATTTGAGCTCAAGGGGCTTGAGTATTGGGCTGATCTTGATGGGCGCACTTATTCTACACTTCCAAAGAAAGTGCGGGATGGTATCGATAGAAGATATATATCCTCAATAATCCTATTGAAGGAGACTGCCGCTAACGAGCAGCAAGCCGCACTTCTCAAGAAAATCGTCTTTGAGAGGCTTAACTCAGGGGGGGTTGAGCTGAGTAGTCAGGAGACGAGGAATGCTATATACAATGGCCCGCTGAATCGGTTATGCCTTGATCTTTCACAGGACCAAGTTTTTCGACGGATGTGGGGAATTCCGACGGAGAAAATGGAGGATGATGAGGTATCCGATGCTGAGATGTTCGAAGACCTTGATTCGTCGACAGTTATTGGGCGTCGGATGTTCGAGAAGATGGAGGATGTAGAGCTGGTTTTAAGGTTCTTTGCTTACAGGCATATGTCCTCTTTTAAAGCTGGCCTAAATAAAATATCTGAGTTTCTTGATAAGTTTTTGATAAAGGGAAATGAATTTGATCCGGGTATCCTGGATCAGTATGCTGATTTATTCGGCTCTACCATTAAGTTTTTGTATGCTGCCTTGGATATTGAAGCTTTTCATGCTATAGGGCTGTCCCAGCGTCCCACGAAAATTGTCTATGATGCAGTTATGTACGCGAGTAACGATGAGCAAGTAAGGCCAATGCATGCTGATCTAATTGCTAATCGTGAGCTGCTTCGCAGTAAATTGCGTGAGGCTTATGAAAATAATTCGGTTTATTTTTCTGGTAGAAAAACAAACTACTCTGATGCTCAGGCACGAAACTTGATAGTTCGTAATGCCTTCGTTGAGGTGATCTCTTTAATTAAAAAGTGAGAGATTTTTGTGCACTCTATTCTTACGGAGCTAAACTCCGAGCTTGATGATTTGGAGAGATTTTGTGAGTCAGTTGACTCCGTCGTCTCTCTGCTGCGAGAGCATAGTGATTTGTCGCTTCGGCAGTTATCAACAGTTAGGCGTCAATATGATTATGCCGCCTTTGTAGTGGCGTTATATGCGGCTTTTGAGCGATTTATTGAGGCATTGGCTGTTGAGTATGCTAGAACGATCGCAGGGTTTACACCGTATAAAAGTTTGCCGCCTGCCCTAATTAGGAAGCATCTCACTAAGTCTGCTGAGATTCTACGCAAGAGACTTGGGGAGGGTCGTTATGCAGCAGTTACTGAATTGGATGTGGCTCGCAATCTTTTTAAGTGCCTTTCAGGTGATACAGGTTATGAGTTGACTGGTGAGGCAATCTCTGCTCATGATAATAACCTTAGATATGCAGAGTTAGTCTCCCTTTTTTCCGAAATAGGAGTGGGGGATTTAGGTAAGCTCCTTCCAAGTTCTGGTGCAATGCGTAGTTGGTATGATAGTGAGGGACAGGATGCTGAGGTGTCCGATGAAAATCTTAAGGTAATTATTGGTACGCGTCTTGATAATCTGGTTGAGCGAAGGAATGATGTGGCGCATCGTGGTGGAAGCGCAGATGATGTTTTCGGTCGGCAGCAGATGCTTAGCTTTCTTGGGTTCATAAGGGCTCTATCTGGCTCATTATTTAATTCATTGGCGGCTGAGTACCTTAAGCTAAAAGCAAAGGCAGCTGTGGGCTCTGAAAGGTTGGAGATTGTTGAGGGGCCATATTCTAAGGGTATGGTTATTGTGGTTTCTCCACCTAAAATGCACCTTTATGTAGGTCAGCCTATTTATTCTATTGTGGCTTCGGAGGTACGTTGGGGAAGAATTGCTGAGTTACAAGTTGATGGTGCTTCCATTAGCTCCTTTGAGGACTCAGGCTCAGATAAAACAATAGGTATAAAACTCGACTTTGTGAGTGGGAAAGAGGTGCACGTCCTACATGGTGATGATGGGGTTGTTTGGATCGCTTAGTAGGTACTTACCTAAAACTCTCCGTTCCAGAGAGGTACTGCTTCAAATCAGCGGCGCTGACTTCAGCGGTCGTACAGTCGACCACCAGAACACCCGGCCCAAGATGCGGATGCTCTGCTCCTGTTGCTGCTGGAGGGTGTAATCCTCGTCCTTGTGCTCTTCCCGATTGAAGCTGCGCAGGCGGATGCCACCGCCGGGCAGGCGGTAGAGAAACTTCACCCGCAACATGCCGTCATGCTCCAGGGCGTAGATTTCGCCATCGATAACATGGGTGGTGCCACGGTCCAGGCCGATGGTGGCGCCGTTCATGATCAGGGGCTCCATGCTGTTGCCCGAAACGGTGGCGCACACGGCCTGGGCTGGGTTCACGCCGGCGGCGCGCATGGTGGCACGGGAGAACCTGAGCTTGCGGCCCGCGACCTCCCGCACGGCGGTGCGGCCGCCGCCGGCCGCGAGTTCGACTTCCTTGTACAAGGGAATTTCTACCTCGTCGTCATCGAGGGGCGTGCCATCATCCCATGGGTGCAAGAGTTCAAGATGGACCTTGCTATCAGTTGTCCTTTCCTCTGCCTCCAGCTCTGGGATCTCGCCTGTAGCCAGCCAGTTGGCGGAAACCTGCAATGCCCTGGCTATAGCATTCAGCTTCTTAGTTTCCCTGGTTTTACCCGAGCACAGCTTCTGGATGGTCGTCTGGGACGTGCCAGCGGCCTCGCCTAGCTGTTGCTGGGTGAGGCCTCGCTGCTGCATCGCATGGTTGATGCGGTCGGCAAGCGTGGAGAGTTCGGAGAGGGATAGGTAGTCCATGCGCGAAGGCTACAACCAAGGTTTTATACTGTCCAAAACCTTTGGGTGTTGACTTGTTAAACCCTAGGTTTTAGTCTGCCGGCGTGAACACAACATTTGGACGATTCGTTATGACCATCTCGGCGCGTGAGGCCTTGGAAAAGGCACTCGAGTATTGCGGCAACAACCAGTCGGAACTGGCTCGCCGCTGTGGCGTCCGGCAGCCGCATGTCTGGAAGTGGCTCAAGGCCGGGCGCGTTCCCGCCGAGCGCGTCCCCGCCGTCGTCCGCGCCACCGACGGCGCCGTTCAGGCCCACGAGCTGCGCCCCGATCTGCCCGAGCTTTTCCCGGTGCCGGCCGATTCGGTCGCTGCCGCATAAAAAACCGGGCGGCCTAACCAGCCGCCCGGTCTGCCCGGCGCCCTCACCACAAGGGCGTCGGGCGGTGCGTCGAGCCTGACGGGAGCACACCAATACACACGTCGGGTCCGGGCACCTACCAGGGCACGGATGCCCTGGGTTGCCAGCCTTTCCACCACAGAGCCGCTGGCTGTAACGGCGGGGCGTTCGCGGAGCGGGCGCCTCGCCATCGGGGGAGCAGGCGGCATTCCTACCACAGAGCCACCGCCTGCCTATGACCACCTTGCAAGTGACCACGGCGCGACTTTACCAGAGCCCCTGCGCCGCGGCACTGGCAGACTTCGGGGATTACTGCCATGAGCCGAGCCGATTCGGGCCGCTCCGAGCGGGCGCAGCGCGAGATTCTGGCGCTGCGCTTTTCGCTGTACCACGCCTGCCGGGACTTCCCCGGCGGTGCCGCGGCGATTGCCGCCATCTACGGTCGCAACCCGACCACCCTCCAGCACAAGATGAGCCCGACCCAGCCGACCCACTCGCCGAATCCGGACGAGATCGAGGAGGTGATCGCCGCCACGCGCGACCCTCGCATCGTGGATTCGATCATGGAGGCCTATGGCGATGCGGCCTGGGTGGACCTGCGCGAGCTGCTGCAGGGCTTCGACCACGACAAGGCCCTGCCGGGCGTGCTGAAGGCGGTGGGGGAAACCCTGCAACGCCAGTCGGCGCTGACCGACTCGGTCGCCCGCCACCTGGCCGACGACGGCCGCATCGACCGCGAGGAGTTCGCCGAGTGCAAGCTGCACCTGCGCCGTACCCAGGGCGCGCTGCTGGCGTTGGAGCGGATGTTGGAGCGGGCGGTGGAGGGATTCCATGGCTGAACGCATGGACGACGTTCTGGAGCAGTTCCGGCAGTTCGGCCTGGAGGTCGAGCTGCCGCTTTGTTTCGGCAAGCTGACCCGGGTGAAGGCCGAGGGCGACAAGGGCAAGGCCCGCACCGGCTGGTACATCGCCCACGAGTACCGGACCGAGCAGGGCGAGACGCTGATCTTCGGCGCCTATGGCAACTGGCGGCTGGGGGCGTCGGAGAAGATCAAGGTCAAGGGCGTGCGGCTGACCGACGAGGAGCGCGAGCTGATGCGCGCCCGCCAGGAGGAGGCCAAGCGCCGGGCCGCGGAGGCGCAACAACACGCTGCGCGGCGGGCGGCCAGGCGGGCGGCAGCCTTGTGGCCGAGGATGGCGGAGAAGGGCGCGAGCGCCTATCTGCAGCGCAAGCAGGTGGTCGGCTTCGGGGTGCGCTATGCGCCGAGGAGCGGAGCCGTCCTGGTGCCGATGCGCACGGCCCGCGGCGAGCTGGCCGGGCTGCAAGTGATCTACCCGCAGAAGCAGGAGCAACTGGGCCGCGACAAGACCTACTGGCCGGCCGGCATGGCGAAGGAGGGGGCGTTCCATCTGATCGGCCCGCATCCCGAGCCGGGCGAGCCGCTGCTGGTGTGCGAGGGCTATGCCACCGGCGCAAGCCTGCACATGGCGACCGGCTGTGCGGTGGCGATCACCTTCGACGCCGGCAACCTGCTGCCGGTGGGCAAGACGCTGCGGGAGCAGTTCCCGGGCCGGCCGCTGATCTTCTGCGCGGACGACGACTGGAAGACCACCCGCCCGAACGGCGAGCCGTGGAATCCGGGCGTGGAGAAGGCCTCGAACGCCGCCACCATCCTCGGCGGCCAGGCGGTGGTGCCGGTGTTCGGCGCCGGGCGCGAGGAGAAGTGGACCGACTTCAACGATCTGCACGTCGCCGAGGGGCTGGATGCGGTGCGCCGGCAGGTGCTGGCGGTGGTTCGCCCGCCGGCGGCCGGGGGCTGGAAGGACAAGCTGCAGCGCAGCGAGTCCGGCGCCTTGATTGCCCATGCCTTCAATGTGGCGCTGATCCTTGGGAACGACGAGCGCTGGGCCGGGGTGATCGGCTACAACGCCTTCAGCTCGAAGATCGTCAAGCGCCGTTCGCCGCCCTATGGCAGCGAAACGGGGGAGTGGAGCGATCTGGACGATGCGCGGGTGGTGATGTGGCTGGCCGAGCAGTACAACCTGCGGGTGAAGGCGCCCAGCGTGGTCGAGGCGGTCAGCGTGGTCGCCAACGACCATGCCTTCCATCCGGTGCGGGAGTATTTGCAGACGCTGGAGTGGGATCGGGTGGCGCGTCTGGAGAGCTGGCTGCATCTGATCTTCGGCGTGCCGCTGTCGCCCTACAGCATGAAGGTGGGCAAGCGCTGGCTGATCTCGGCCGTGGCGCGGGTGATGAGGCCGGGCTGCAAGGCGGATGCGGTGCTGATCCTCGAGGGCGCGCAGAGCGCGGGCAAGTCCACGGCGCTGTCGATCCTGGGCGGCGAGTGGTTCATGGATACGCCGTTCAACCTGGGCGACAAGGACGGCTTCCAGGTGATCCGCGGCAAGTGGATCGTCGAGCTGGGCGAGCTGGACAGCTTCAACAAGGCCGAGTCGACCCGGGCCAAGCAGTTCTTCTCGGCGTCCGTCGATACCTACCGGGAGAGCTACGGCCGCCGGGTGCTGGACGTGCCACGCCAGTGTGTTTTCGCCGGTACGACCAACCAGGAGGAGTACCTGAAGGACACCACCGGCAACCGCCGTTACTGGCCGGTGACCTGCCAGAAGGTGGAGCTGGAGGCGCTGCGGGAGCTGCGGGAGCAGCTGTGGGCCGAGGCGGTGTTCCGCTTCCAGGCCGGCGAGGGCTGGTGGGTGGCACGGGAGGAAGCCGAACAGTTCGCGGAGCAGCAGGATGCCCGCTACACGGTGGATGCCTGGGAGTACCCGATCCGCCAATGGCTCGAAGACCCGGCCTCGGGCGAGACCGTCACCTCCGACCGCATCCTGCAGGATGCCCTGAAGCTGGACTATGGCCATTGGGGCCGGCCGGAGCAGATCCGCGTCGGCCACATCATGCAGCGTCTCGGCTGGCGACGGGAGCGGCTGGCGGCCTCGCGCAAGAGCGGCATCCGTCCCTGGGGCTACCGGCGACCGGAAAGCTGGAAGCTGGCGGCAGCCGCCGAGGCGGCCGAAGCGGCGGCCAAGGCCAGGGAGACGGCGTTTTGATCAAGGAGATCGACGAGCTGCTGCACGCCTGGGCCAAGCAGCGGGCCATCCGCGAGTCCTTCCCCGGCCCCGGCAATGTCCGCTGCACCATCGGCACCCTGATCGACAGCCAGGGGGTGGTGATTCCGGCCACCAAGCGCTCGCGCGGCCTGGACGACCCGCGCTTCCCGGTGACCGAGCTGATCGTCAACGCCCTGCGGCACGACCTGAACCGGCTGGTCTACGAGCACTACCTGCGCAACCCGCTCAGCACGCCCACCCAGAAGGCGCGGGCGCTGGGCTATTCCGGCACCAGTGCCTACTACCGGGCACTGGGGACGGCGCACGAGCACGTGCGGGCGGCGCTGGTGAAGAGGAGGGCGGCGTGATGGGTGGGGCCTCGAATCACGCCCGTTTTCCGTCCCCTTGTACGTCGTTTTTATCGACTTTGGCGGGTGGCTTGGAGTGTCCCGCTCGCGCATCGGAGACGAAAGCCTCCAGGATGTCGTTCATCCGGGTCTGCCAGCCGTCCCCGGTGCTCTTGAAGAACTCCACTACCTCAGGGTTCAAGCGGAGTGTCACCTGGGTTTTCGGGTTGGGTTTGCGCGGCCGGCCGCGGCGGATCAGTTTGTCGCCGATGTATTCGTCGGCCTGCTCGAAGAAGTCGGCAGTGATTTCCGGAGCATCGTCAGGGTCGATCCAGGTGCTCCCGGTAGTAGGCTTGTTCTCGCTCATTGGCTTTCCTCATGGAAATGATGCGACGAGCCTCGTCGCGAGGTGTCCAGACAAGGACGATCATCCGCTCAGCCAGGAATCCCACTGTAATGAAGCGGGGTTCTCCGTAGTCATTTCGGGTGTCTTCAATCGTGAAGTGATGGCCGGAAAAAACGATGGCTGCATCGGCGAAGTCGAGCCCGCGCTCTTCCATGGTTTTAGCCGCTTTGGCGGGGTCGAATTCGATTTCCATGGCTTATTTTCTGTAACTACAAAAATAGTCTATAGCCATGGGGTAAGCGGAGCAAATCCGGTCGATGTGGTGCCATCGGATACACGGTGGCATATCACTGCACCGTTGACCTGTGCTGGCCTCGGGCCTATCCTCCGGCCTGTCACGGCAAAATCCGTGACCGGGTGTGGAAGCCCGAATCAGTACAGGCGCGATAGCGCCCCCAAATTCGCAGGCGCTTTTTTTGTGCCCGCGAAACGCTTTATGGCGGGCCGCGTAGGGGAGCCTTCGGGCTCGCCGGGTTCCTGTACCCCGGTCTTCCACACCCTGCGCGGTTCGTCACCAATCTCCGTGTGGAAGCGGGCGGTGGCGAACTCCTCACTCAAGTACAGGAGTTCAATCATGCTCAATCACGCCCCCAGTCCGTCCCGGACGCCCATCACTTGTTCCCAGAGTTTCGCCGATTACGCCCCCGGCAACCGCAAGCTGTTTGCGGTGCAGTCCGGCGTGCCCGTGCGCGAGGCTCTGGAGTATGCCGCATCGCTACTCGATACCTCGCTGAGCAATGCCCACGAAGTGGCGCAGGAGGAAGGCGACAACAAGGCGTGGATCACGGTTTATCTGTTGGAGTCAGCTCTGGCCGTCGTGAATGCTGCTATCGGCGGTCTGCGGGATGAGGAGCGCGATCAATGAGCATGCCTGTGGAGTTTTCGTTCGAGGGGAAAGGCGTTCGTGTTGTGATGATCGATGGCGAGCCGTGGTGGGTAGCCATGGATGTGGCTGAAGTGCTTGGCTACAAAGATACGGAGGCCATGACTCGTCGTCTGGATGATGATGAAAAGCAGAACCTACGAAACGTAGGTTTTGGAAATCGCGGTGCCACCATCATCAATGAGCCTGGCCTTTATAACGCCATCCTTGGCAGCCATAAAGCAGAGGCAAAGCGCTTCAAGAAGTGGGTGACCAGCGAAGTGCTGCCCGCGCTGCGGCGCAACGGTATGTACATGGTGCCCTCTGCGCAGCCTGACGAAGTCCCGGCGCCGCTGTCCGCCCGTGTGGAGGCGGACGAGATCGTGAGTGCCGGCCGCGCCTTCCGGTCCTTGTTCACTACCGCTCGCTACATGGGGATGCCGCGCAAGTTGGCGGCGACACGGGCCAACCTGGCTGCCCAGCGCGCGACTGGTGTTGATCTGGCCGCCGAGCTGTCGGCATCCGGTTGGCTCGAAGCCAGCGATTTACCGGCACCGCAGCAAAAGCAGTATGAGATGCAGCAGCACATACGAACCCTGCTGCAGGAGCGCGACTGGCCTCAGGATCTGACCGTCGCTCTGATCCTACAGGGCATCGGCAGGCCCGATCTGGTGAGCGACAGGGCCACGCAGATACTGGTCGGCCAGTGCATGCTGCTGCTCGGGTATCGGCGTGTACGCCTGCCTGCCAACCGCCCGAACGGCATCCGCTCCTGGGGTTATCGCATGCCAGAAGGGCGCGGCTGATGCAGTGGTGCGCCTCTGCCTGTCCCGTCTGTCCCATTGCGCCAAAGGCAATGGGACAAGTGCAGGGTACGCCGTTAGTGGGCTTGTCCCGTGTCCCATCGCATACACGCCCGCGCATGTATGCGCACGAGCAAATACGCGCAGGCGCGCAGCGTGTATTTCCCACCACCCCCCTATATATAGACTTCAGATATCAATGGGACATAGGACATTTATATATAAATCAATAAGTTGTAGTGCCCTATCTGATTTTCTCGAATAGGACGAATGGGGTGGGAAGGGAAAAGCGAAATCCAGATAGGGAGAATTACCGACGTACTGGGTACGTTCGCCGGACGTAACAGGGATATTGAGGGTATGGCAGTGAAAAGGGCTTGCTGCCATGGGAATCGAGGGGTAAAAAGTCGTCATTCTTGTATAGGTGCGAGCACAGCAAGCGGCTCCACCCGATCCAGCAAACCCGGCCATCGCGCCGGGTTTTTCGTTTCCCCGGTGCTGTTGGGTTCCCCGCCCTGGTCACCAGCACCACGCCGGCGCGAGCCGGCACCTATTACTGCGGCCGGCCTGGGTTCAGGTCGACAGCGCCGGCAGGATGACCAGCACGGCGCTGACGACGATGAGCAGCAGCCCGAGTTTTTCCCGGTGGGAGACCTGCTCCTTGAGCCAGTGATGCGACAGCAGGAGGGTGAAGAACACCTCGATCTGGCCCAGGGTCTTCACCAGTCCGACGTCTTCCAGGTTGACTGCGGTGAACCAGCACAGGGAGGCGATGGAGCTGGACAGGCTGATGCGGAAGACCAGCGAGGGCCGTTTCCACAGCTTCCCCAGCGTCTGCGGATCGCGCAGGGCCAGCCAGCCGGTCAGCGCGGCGACCTGGATGCTGATGGTCCACACCAGGGCCCAGGCAGCGGTGTGCATGAAGGGCAGCTGCAACTGGTGGCAGGCATCGCGCACCCACAGGGTGGTCAGTGCGAAGCACAAGCCGCTCGCCAGGCCCAGCAGCAGGGTCGCGAGGTCCAGCGTGCCGGGTTCGCTGCGCCCCTTCATCAGCCAGACGGCCACCGAGCCGACCATGACGCCCAGCCAGCCGACCGGGCCGAGCAGGGCGCCGAAGAAGATCGAGCCCAGTACCGCGGCCAGCAAGGCTTCGCTCTTGGCCAGGCCGACGCCCGTGGCATAGCTGCGGCGCTGGAACAGCAGCACCATGAGGGCGGTGGCGAAGATCTGCGCGAAGGCGGCGGCCGCTACGTCGAAGACGAAACGGCCGCTGAACTGCGGCAGTTCGGCGGGGGCGCTGGCGTACAGCAGCACCAGGTAGAGCACGGCCAGCGGCAAGGCCCAGATGAAGCGCGCCAGGGTCACGCCCAGCGCATTCACTTCGCGGCTGAGCTGTTTCTGCTGGGCGTTGCGCAGTGCCTGGGTGAAGGCGGCGGCCAGGGTGAAGGGGATCCAGAGCATGGAGAGACCCGCGTGCAAAAACGGCACAGGGTCTGGCTCATTCGCTCGGGCGTCAAGTCCGCTGGCAGGCCGTCCAGGGCAAGTGCCGATGCGGCCGTTCCCGCTTCGGTGGGGTTTTCATTTCCGTCTGATCGGTAAGGAGCGCTGATGTCGACCGAGCAGCACACGCTGGCTGACATGCCTTTCTGGATGCTGGTTCTAGTCTCGATGGCCGGACTGTCCGGCGAGATGCTGCGGGCTTCCCGCGGCAACCTGACCCTGGGCCAGATCCTGCTGCGGGTGGTGCTGCGCTTCTCTGCCTCGGCGCTGCTCGGCATCGCCTCGATGCTGTTTGCCGTGGCGCTGTGGGGCAATCACCTGATCGCCGGCGGGCTGGGCATCGTGGTCGGGGTGATCGGCGCGGATGTGGCCGGCGGGCTGTATGCGCGGTGGTTGGCGAAGCGGGCGGGGCTGGGCGACTTGCCGCGTGCGGATCGGGAGGCGTGAGCCGTGTTCTCGATCGGTCGTTCCGGCCTCGATGAGGCGTTCGCCGCGCTGGACCGGCTGGCCGGCGATCTGCCCAGGCGGGCGCTGGCCGATGCGCTGAACCACACGGCCAACCAGGCGCGGATCGCGCTGCGGGCCGAGATGGAAAGCGTGTTCGACCGGCCGACGCCGTTCACCCTGAATGCGCTGCGCATTCTCAACGCCAGGCCCGATTCGCTGGAGGCGGCGATCTGGGTGAAGGACGACAAGGACAACAACGCCAAGGGCCAGGCACCCGAGGATTGGGTCGCGCCGCAGGTGTTCGGCGGGCCGCGCGTCGACAAGAAGAGCGAGATGCTGCTCAGGCGACGGGGCATCCTGCCGGCCGGGCGGTTCGTCGTTCCGGCCGAAGGGGCGCGCCTGGATGCCTACGGCAACATGGGCCGGGGGCACATGATGCAGATCCTGTCGGGGCTGCGGCTGCTGAACCGGCCGGGCTACACGGGCGATGCCTCGAACAACTGGCGGTCGTTCCGCAGGGGGCACGCCAGGGCGTTCTTCGTCATGCGCCGCGGCAAGGTGCCCATCGGCATCGCGGAGCGGCGGGGCAGGACGTTGCAGATGGTCCTGGCCTTCGTCGGGCAACCCACCTACCGGCAGCGGCTGGACTTCCATGGGATCGTCCGGCGCGTGGCGGACGAGCGGCTGGCGATCAACGTCGACAAGGCCGTCACCGACGCCCTGACCGGCAGGCTGCCGACCGGTTTCAGGCGAAGGCCGCAGGCTTGGCCCATGTAGCCGGGGACCCTGGAAACAGGCGGGCGGCAAGGGTAATTCGAACCACGTTCACGCGGTAGCGGCTGGGTCTGGAAGTTAGTTAACGGGAGTTAACGGGTTAACGATTGCCGGTGAACGGTTAACAGGTGTCGTCATGATTGAACTCAGCAAGTCCGAATTCGCGGCGCACAAGGGGTGGTCGAAGCCCTATGTCTCGAAGCTGGCCAAGCAGGGCCGGCTGGCCATGACGGCCGACGGCAAGGTCGACGTCGCAGCGACCGAAGCCTTGCTGCAGCGCACTGCCGATCCGAGCAAGGCCGGCGTCGCCGAACGCCACCAGCGCGAGCGCATCGAGCGCGGCGTGACCGCCCACCTGGCACCCGCTGCCCCACCGCTGGATCCACCGTCAGATCGTCCCGAGGACGAAGGCATCGACTTCCAGAAAGCCCGCGCCCGCCGCGAACACTTTCTTGCCCGGCTGGCCGAGAACGAATCCCGCAAGAGCGACGGCGAACTGGTCGAGCGCGAAGCCGTCGAGAACGCCGCCTTCACCACCGGACGCCTGCTGCGCGACCTGCTACTTGGCCTGCCCAAGCAGATCAGCGCCGAGCTGGCCGCCATCAGTGACCCATGGGAACTCGAACGCCAGCTGACCGCCGGCCTGCGCCGCGTCCTCGAGGACGCCCAGCGCCTGAGCGCAGCCGACCTGCTACGTGTCATCGAGAATGGCGAGCTTCTAAACGCCGCCGACTTGCTCCGCATTCTCGAGGATGCGGAGCTCCTGAACGCAGCCGACCTGCTCCGCGTCATCGAGGATGCCGAGCTCCTGAACGCCATCAACCAGCAGAGCTGACGCCATGACACGGTATGCCGACGGTGCCGAGCAGTACCGCTCGGCCTACCTGCGCGGCCTGCAGCCCGACCCGGAACTCTGGGTCGACGAATGGGCCGACGAATACATGCGCATCCCCCGTGAAACCGGCGCCGCCGAACCCGGCCCGTACCGCACGGAGCGCACCCCCTACGCCCGGGAGCCCATGCGCTGCCTGTCGCCCAGCCACCCGGCCAAGCGTGTGGTGACCATGGTCGCCTCCCAGCTGATGAAGACGCAGATCGCCCTCAACTGGATCGGCGGCTGCATCCACATGGCTCCGGCCAACATCCTCATGCTGCTGCCCAGCCTGGCCTTGGCCAAGCGGGTCAGCGGCCGGGTCGGCAAGACCATCGACGCCACCCCCGTGCTGCGCGAGCGGGTCGCCTCGCCGCGCTCGCGCGACGCGCGCAATACCATGGACACCAAGGAGTTCGAGGGCGGCACCCTGTACGCCACCACCGCTGGCTCCGCGTCCAACCTGGCCGAGCTGGCCGCCCGCTACATCTACGGCGACGAGGTCGACCGCTGGGACGTCGACGTCGACAACGAAGGCGACCCGATCGAGCTGGCCGAGACCCGCGCGAGCACCTTCGGGCGCACCGCCAAGATCTACTTCTCCAGCTCGCCCACCATCAAGGGCGCTTCGCGGATCGCCGACCTGTTCGCCCAGAGCGACCAGCGGCACTACTACGTGCCGTGCCCGCACTGCGGCGAGATGCAGACGCTGGAGTGGGAGAACCTCAAGTACAGCGACGACTACAGCCAGGTGCAGTACCTCTGCAGCACCTGTGGCTGCCTGATCGACGAGCACCACAAGGGAGAAATGCTCGCCCGGGGCGAATGGCGTGCCCATGCCGAGGGCGACGGCGAGACGGTCGGCTTCACCCTCAACGCCCTGTACGCCCCGCTGGGCTGGGTCAGCTGGCTCGGCCTGGCCAAGCAATACGACAAGGCCAGGGCCGCCCAGGACAAGGGCGACCTCGAACCCATGCAGGTGTTCTACAACACCCGCCTGGCCCGGCTGTGGGATGCCGCCCAGGAGATGACCAGGGCCAGCGAGCTCAAGGCCCGCGCCGAGGACTACCGCCTCGGCAGCGTACCGCGTGGTGCGCTGATTCTCACCGCTTCCGTCGACACCCAGCACAACCGCCTGGAGCTGCTGGTGATCGGCTGGGGCGAGGGCATGGAGCGCTGGGTGGTCGACCACCAGGTGATCATGGGCGACCCGGCCGACGAGCGCACCTGGGCGCTGCTCGACGAGAAGCTCAAGGCCCGCTATCGCCATGTCAGCGGCGTCGAACTGGCGATCTGCGCGACCGCCATCGACTCCGGCGGCCACCATACCGACGAGGTCTACCAGTTCACCCGCCTACGGCGCTGGCGGAACATCGTCGCGGTCAAGGGTGCGAGCAAAGCAGGGCGTCCGGTACTCGCTCAGCGGCCATCAAAGGTTGATTTGACCTGGAAGGGTACTACCCACAAGGAAGGCGCCGAACTCTGGATGATCGGCACCGACACAGCGAAGGACTGGATCTACAACCGCTACGGCCTGGGCGAAGGTCCCGGCGCGATCCACTTCTCGAAGGATCTGCCGGACGACTTCTACGACCAGGCCGTCGCCGAGCGAAAGATCGCCCGCTACGTGAAGGGCCACAAGCGCATCGAGTGGGTCAAGGGCAAGGCCGACCGCAACGAAGCGCTCGACCTGCTGGTTTACAACCTGGCCATGGCCCACCTGCTGGGCCTCAACCGCTACCGCGAACCCGAATGGGCGAAGCTCCGTCAGAGCGTTGGCCAGGGCAGCCTGTTCACCGAGTCCGCCACGGACACTGCCCCGGCGCCCACGCCTGCGGCATCGCAACCCGCCAGCCCGGCGCCCGCTGCACCGGCAGCAGCGCCGGTACCGGCTCGCCGCCGATCCTTCAGCGGCTACCTCAACGCACGCCGATAACCCGAGGCCACCCATGACTACAGCCGCCCAACGCCTGGCCGAAGTGCGGGCCGCGATCCAGGACATCCTCGACAACGGCCAGGAAGTGCGCCGCGGCGACCGCAGCCTCAAGCGCGGCGAGCTCGACAGCCTGCGCGCCCTCGAGGCCCGGTACGCCGAAGAGGCCGCCGCCGAGGCCCGCGCAGTAGCGCCTCGCTCCCGAATTTCCCGACTCTACAGCCGAGGCAAGGGCATCTGATGCGCCGAGTCAAACTGACCCCCAAGCGCATCAAGGCCAGCTACGACGGCGCCGGCACCGGCCGTCGTGCTGCCGGCTGGGATGCGCCCGACGCTGCACTCAACAGCCTGGCGGTGCCTGCGCTGCGCAACCTGCGCAAGCGTGCCCGCGCCGCCGTGCGCAATGATCCCTACGCCTACAGCGCGATCGACCGGCGCGTCAGCAACCTGATCGGCACCGGCATCACCCCGCGCGCGCGCACCAAGGACGAAGCCCTGCGCAGCGCCCTGCACGAACTGTGGGAAGACTGGGTCGCCGAAGCCGACGCCGACGGCCTGCTCGACTTCTACGGCCTGCAGGCCCTGGTCGCCCGGATGGTGGAGGAGAGCGGCGAATGCTTCGTCCGCCTGCGCCCGCGTCGCCCGGAGGACGGCCTCGCCGTCCCCCTGCAGCTGCAGGTGCTGGCCCCCGAGTTCGTCCCCCTGGACAAGACCGAGACAACCCGCACCGGCAACCGCATCAAGGCCGGCATCGAGTTCGACCGCCTCGGTCGGCGCGTTGCCTACTGGATGCACCGTCAGCACCCCGGTGATGCCTTCGAGGCTGGCCAGTACCACCAGTTGGTGCGTGTACCGGCCAGCGAGGTCCTGCACATCTTCGAGCCGACCGAGGCCGGCCAGCTGCGCGGCGTGCCGCGCCTGGCCCCGATCCTGCTGCGGCTCAAGTCCCTGGACAACTACGACGACGCGGTGCTGTTCCGCCAGGAGGTGGCCAACCTGTTCGCCGGCTTCATCCGCAAGCCCACGGCGGACAGCACCTTCCAGCAGGTCGACCCGATTACCGGCGCTGCCCCGCAGCACGACAGCGACGGCTTCACCCCCATGGTCGGCCTGGAGCCCGGCTCCATGCAGGAGCTGCTGCCCGGCGAGGAAGTCGAGTTCAGCGACCCGCCGGATGCCGGCAACACCTACGTCGACTTCATGCGACAGCAGCTGCAGGCTGCCGCCGCCGGCGTGGGCCTGCCCTACGAGCTGCTCACCGGCGACATGCGCGAGGTCAACGACCGCGTCATGCGCGTGATCCTCAACGAATTCCGCCGGCGCATCGAGCAGCTCCAGTTCGGCCTCTACGTCCACCAGCTCTGCCGCCCGGTGCGCGCCGCCTGGCTCGACATGGCCTACCTGGCCGGCGCGCTGTACCTGCCCGACTACGGCACCCGCCGCCGCGAATACCTGCGCACCCGCTGGGTACCGCAAGGCTGGGCCTACATCCACCCGGTGCAGGACGTCCAGTCCCGCCAGATGGAGGTCGCCGCCGGCTTCACCAGCCGCAGCGAAGTCGTCCTGCGCAGCGGCTACGACGCCGAGCAGATCGACCAGGAGAACGCCGAAGACAACGCCCGCGCCGAACGGCTCGGGCTTCACTACGCCAGCACCGCCACCGCGCCGGAACCTGACCCCCAGGAGGAACCCTTCCCATGAACCACCCACGGCAACAGCCGCGCATCCTCAACCAGGGCCCCGGCGGCGCCGGCCCGCAGGGCCAGCACTGGTACCGCATCCAGGCCGCCGGCGAGGGCGAGCAGCGCAGCATCGAGGTCTACATCTACGGCGAGATCGGCGGCTGGGGCATCACCGCCGCCCAGTTCATCCAGGCGCTGAAGGAGGCCGACGATGGCAACTCCCCCGTGGTCGCCCGCTTCAACACCATCGGCGGAGACCTGTTCGACGGCATCGCCATCCACAACACCCTGCAGCGCCTGGGCGAGCGCGCCACCGCCAGCATCGAGGGCGCCTGCTACAGCTCCGGCACCGTCGCCGCCACCGGCGCCCACCGCGTCACCATGGCCGACAACGCCCTGTTCATGATCCACAACCCGTGGACCTGGGCCGCCGGCGACAGCGAAGAGCTGCGCAAGCTGGCCGACATGCTCGACCAGGCCCTCGAGGGCATCGTCGCCAGCTACCAGCACCGCCCGCTGACCATCGACGACGCCGAGCTGCGCCGGCTGATCGACGCCGAAACCTGGCTCACCGCCGCCGAGGCCAAGGCGCTGGGCTTCGTCGACGAGGTCAGCGCCGGCGGCAGCGTCAAGGCCTGCATCGGCCAGAGCCGCATCCTCAACCGCTACCAGCACCCGCCCAAGGAACTGCTGGCCCAGCAGGACGAACCTCCGGTACCGGAACCCGACCCGGCCTCCGAGCCCGATCCGGCACCCCAGCCCGAACCCGACGCCGCAGCCCTTGCCGCAGAACTGGCCGCCGGCTGCCAGCAGGCCGGCATCGCCGACCTGACCGAGGTGCTGATCAAGGCCAGCGGCCTCAAGAGCCGGGCCGCCATTCAGGCCGAGCTGGCCCGGGCCAAGGCCGTGCGTGAGCTGTGCAACGCCGCCCGCCTGCCCGACGAAGCCCGCGGCCTGATCACGGCCGGCCTCGATGCCGAAGGCGCCCGCGCCAAGCTGTTCGACAAGCTGGTCGGCAGCGGCCTCGGCGAGATCGACAACACCCCACCGGCCCCCGACCCGACCCCCACCGGCGTGAAAGCTGTCGACCCCGGCGCGATCTATGCCCGACGCAACCAACGAGCCTCGAAAGGAGCACATAAATGACCATCAAGACCGAAGGCGTCCATGCCGGTGAAGTCCTCCTCTCGGAGGCCAACGGCACCCGCTCGCGGGAAGACATCACCCTGGCCGCCACCGCCGCCGTGCTGCCCGCCGGCCAACTGCTCGGCACCGTCACCGCCAGCGGCCATTACGCCCCCTACGACCCGGACGCCCTCGACGGTACCAACGCCGTCACCGCCGTGCTCTACGCCCCGGTCGGCATCTCTGCCTCGCCCCAGCGCAGCGTCGGCATTCTTCGCGACGCCGAGGTCAAGCGCGCCCTGCTCACCGGCCTGGACACCGCCGGCGAGGCCGACCTGCTGGCCCTCGGCATCGTCGCCCGCTGATCCCCTCCACCCCGACACTCACAACCCCGCCGCGGCGGGGTTCATCATTTCCGGAGCCCATCCCATGGCAGAAATCAGCGTCTTCGAAGACGAAGCGTTCGGCGTGCAGAACCTCATCGCCGGCCTCAACGACGACCCCCACGTCCCCGGCCAGATCAGCAACCACGGCCTGTTCGTCGAAGAGGGCAGCACCACCGTCACCCAGCAGATCGAGAAGAACGGCAGCACCCTCGAACTGGTGCCCGCCGCTCCCCGTGGTGCGCCGGCCCTGGTGGTCAATGGCAGCAAACGCCAGCTGGTCCCCTTCAACTGCGTGCACCTGCCGCAGCAGTTCACCATCCTCGCCGACGAGATCCAGGGCATCCGCGCCTTCGGCTCGCGCACCGAGCTGCAGGCCGTGCAGGACGTGGTCAACGCCCGCTTCACCCCGGTGATCAACCAGCTGGCCGCCACCCACGAGTACCAGCGCGTCGGCGCCCTCAAGGGCCAGATCGTCGACGCCGACGGCGTGACCGTGCTGCACAACCTGTTCACCGCCTTCGGCCTGACCCAGCAGAGCCAGCCCATCGGCTTCAACCCCGATGCCGCGCTGTCGACCATCGACGCCGACATCGTCGAGGCGCTGGACAAGCAGGAGGATGCCCTCGGCAACGCCACCTCCACCGGCGCCGTCGCCTGGTGCGGCAAGACCTTCTGGGCCGAGTTGATCGCCGATGGTCGCGCCCGCGAGGCCTACCTGAACCACGAGGCCGCCGCCGCCCTGCGTGGCGATCGCCGGCAGGCCTTCGAGTACGGCGGCGTTCTCTGGGTCCGCTACCGCGGCAAGATCGGCGGCAGCGCCTTCATCGCCGACAACGAGGCCTACCTGGTGCCCGAGGGCGTACCGGACCTGTTCCGCACCATCTTCGCCCCGGCCAACTACATGGAGACGGTCAACACCCTCGGCGTGCCGTACTACGGCAAGCTCGAGCGCATGGCCTTCGACAAGGGCGTGATGGGCGAGGCGCAGTCCAACCCGCTGCACATCTGCACCAAGCCCACCGCCTGCATCAAGTTGACCAGCTGATGACCGCGGCTTTCGGCAGCCTGACCGCCGCGCTCGACGCGGCCGTTATGAGCTCGCTCAACGACGGCACGGGCGACCACCTGTCCGCGGCCGGTGCCGTGCTGGCCAGCGGGCTGGAGCTGATCCTCGACCGCGACGTCGAGCGTCTCGACCTCGCCAGCGGCGCCCTCGACCGCTCGGTGACCATCACCGTCCAGAAGCACCTGCTGCAACCGCTCGACCGCAAAGGCGCCTTCCTGCTCGACGGCAAGACCTGGCACATCGACGGCATCGCCAGCGACGACGGCCACCTGATCACCTTCTACGTGGTGCCCTGACATGCCCATCGACCTGCAATCCGCCATCGTCGCGGAGCTGATCGCGCGCCTGGCCGACGTGCCCGAATTCGGCGCCCTGGTCCTCGAGGACAGCGTGCTGCGCATCCTCGACGCCGAGGACGAGACGCTGCCGGACGACCTGATCGTCGTCCAGCCGGGCCAGACCGAGGAGGTCGAGCGCATCGGCCAGGGCAGCGTGCGCGAGCGCGTCACCCTCAACGTCACCGCCATGACCCGCCGCCGGCAGTTCGCCCCGGCCCTGCGCGGCGCCCGGCTGGCGATCAAGGTCGCGCTGCCCGGCCCCAGGGCCGGCCTGACTATCACCGGCGTGCAGCAGGCCGCCTTCCAGCCGGAAAGCCCCATGCCGCCCGGCGAGGGTCGGCGCTGGGCCGCTCACGTCATGCCCCTGCAGATCACCTACATCCAACCGCTCAAGTAATCCCCGGAGCCTTCCATGAGCCAGATCGACCGTTCCTTCGTGGGCGAGGGCATCATCTACGCCCGCGCCTACCAGTCAGCCGACCCGCTGCTGGACATCGGCAACTGCGACACCTTCAGCCTGTCGTTCGCCACCAACCGCACCACGCTGCCCAACTACCGTGGCGGTGGCGGCAACCGCAACGTGCGCGAGCAGGTGACCGACGTCACCGCGACCCTCGGCATGTTCGACATCACCGCCACCAACCTGGCCCGTGTTACCCGGGCGACGATCACCGAGATCGCCGCCGGTACCGTGACCGCCGAGGTGCTGGGCTGCGCCGGGGTCGAGGGCGAGCTGGTCCCGTTCAAGAGCCTGCCGGATATGAGCCAGCCGGTCACCGTCGTCACCGCGGCCGATGCCGCGTTGGCCGCTGGTACCGACTACCTGCTGACCCCACACGGCATCGTCGTCCTGGCCGACAGCCTGATCACCTCCGCCGGGATCAAGGCCACCTATACCAAGCTGGCATCCAGCGCCGTGCAGATGCTCGCTGGCTCCCAGGTCGAGCTGGAGCTCTACATCGCCGGCCTCAACGACGCCCAGTCCAGCGAGCCGTTCGCCCTACGCCCGCGCCGGGTGAAGTTCGGCGTCGCCAGCGAACTGCCGGTGTTCGGCACCGAATACCTGCGCCTGGAGGCACCAGCCGAGCTGCTGGCCGACGATCTGATCACCGCGACCGGTATCTCCAAATTCTGCGAGATGCAGCTGGTGAAGAAGGTGGCGTGACGGGGTAGGCCAGGGATGGCCGAATGTGCTTTTCGACAGCCCAGCTCCTGCTGGGCTTCTCATGTCAGGAGAAACCTGAATGGCTGGCATCAAGGACCGCCTGATCCAGTTCGTCCTGCGCGGGCGCGACGAGCTCTCGCCCGCGGCGGAGCAGGGTGCCGACGCACTGGAAGCGCTGCGCCGGGAAGGCGAGCGCCTTGGGTCCGCACTGGATCAGGCCAAGGCCGCGCGGAGCCTGTCCAACAGCCTGGCCGCGGCCGGGCGTGCGGCCGATCAGGCGCGCAGCGGTCTGCAGCAGGCCGAGCGTCGCGCCGCCTCCCTGCGCGAAGAGCTGGACCGGAACCCGGGCAGCAAAGGCCTGGCCGTCGCCCTGCGCGAAGCCGAGCGGGATGCCGCTCGGGCCACTCGCGAGCTGAGCCGGGCCGCTGCTCAGTTGGGCGAACTGGAGCAGGCCGCCCGGGCTGCCGGTATCGACACGGACAACCTCGCCGACGAGCAGCAGCGTCTTGCCCAGGCGGTGGGCGACAGCAGGCAGGCCCTGGACCAGCACACCCAGCAGCTGCGCGAACTGGAGCGCCAGGAAGCGGCTGCTGCCCGGGGCGCCGCCGAGCATGCCTCTCGCCTGGCGGCCGTCCGGGAGGGACTGAACGGTGCCGGGCGTCAGGCGCTGGCCTTCGCCGGCGCCTTCGTCGGAATCGATGCGGCGGTCTCCCTGATCGGCAGCCTGAGCGCTTCCCTCAGAACGGGCATCGGCAACATGCTCAAGGCCGGCGACTCTGCCGAAGGCCTGGAGCAGCGCATGAGTTCGCTGATGGGCTCGGTGGAGGCCGGTAAGGAGGCGGTCGACTGGATCGGCGACTTCGCCAAGCGCACCCCCATGGCGGCCGACGAGGTGGCCGATGCCTTCATGCTGCTCAAGGCCTACGGCCTCGATCCCATGGACGGCACCCTGCAGTCGCTGATGGACAAGAACGAGCAGCTGGGCGGCGGCATGGAGCGCCTCGAAGGAATCGTCATGGCCGTCGGCCAGGCCTGGGCCAAGAGCAAGTTGCAGACCGAGGAGATCCTGCAACTGGTCGAGCGCGGCGTGCCGGCCTGGGACATGCTCGCCAGAATCACCGGCAAGAACGCCTCCCAGCTCGAGGAGCTGGCCACTGCGGGCAAGCTCGGCCGCGACGTGATCGCCGCGCTGGTCGCCGAGCTGGGTAAGACCGCCGAGGGCGCGGCCGAGGCCGGCATGTCCCGTCTCTCCGGGCTGATGAGCCAGCTGGGCGATGCGGCCAAGGCCTTCTACGAGGAGATCGCCGGGGCCGGTGCGCTCGACTACGTCAAGGGCCGGCTGCAGGCGCTGCTCGCTACCCTCGACGAAATGGACAAGAACGGCCGGCTGGACAAGCTGGCCAAGTCGCTCAGTATGGCGTTCATCGACGGTGCCAGGCGGGTCGAGGAGTTCGGCAGGAAGCTGCTCGGGACCGACTTCAAGAAGCTGACCGACGACAGCACGAAATGGCTGAACGACTTCGGCGCCAAGCTCGACCAGACCACGACCAGCGTCCAGCTGTTCGTGGCGCCGTTCCGCACCCTGTTCAACGGCGTCACCTCCGGTCTGTCGCTGGCCGGGCTGGCCGTCACCGGCTTTGCCGACCTGGTGCTGCGCAGCCTCGGGCAGGTCGCCGACTTCGTGCCGGACATGCTCGGCGGCGACACGCTGCGCACCCAGATCGCCGAGGCCCGCGGTGCGCTCAACGGCCTGACCGAGGGTTTCGCCGCCCAGATCGAGCAGGATGGCAAGGACATCCGGGCGGCCTGGGACGTGACCACCCGGCATGCCGCCGAGAGCGCCGCCGAGCAGACCGCCGCCGTCAAGTCCAGGATCGATCAGCAGCGCATGCTCGACCAGGCCTACGCCGACGAGCTGATCGCCAACCAGAAGAAGGCCAAGGATGCTGCCGTGGCCGCCGCAGCCGAGGGCACGGCCGCCATCGGCGGCATGGCCGAAGCGCTCAAGCTGATCGACGCCGGCAGCTCGACCGCTCAACTCGAAGGTCTGCGCGATGCCCTGCGCGAGGCCTATCAGGACGGCAGGCTCGGCCTCGAGGAGTACCAGCAGGCTACCGGCCTGCTCAACGAGCAGCTGACCAAGCTCAAGGCCGGGGCCGCCGGCGCGGCCGGTGCCTTCAAGGGGCTCGACGAGGAGCTGGAAAACCTCGCCGAAGTGCAGCAGGCCATCGCCTCGGCCGAGACCGACGTCGACGTCAACAAGATCCGCGCCGCCCTGCGCAAGCTGTACGAGGACGGCAAGATCAGCGCCGCGCAGTACAACGAGGAACTGCAGAACCTCAGCGATCGGCAGCGCGAGCTAAAGGACGAGGTCGAGAAAACCGCCCGCGCCGGCACCCAGGCCGGCGAGCAGCTGACCCGCTCCCAGGAGATGTACAACGAGGCGCTGGAAGACAGCATCCTGACCAGCGAGGAACTGCGCCGGGTCAGCGGCCAGCGCATGGAGGACGAGCGCCGGGCCAGCGGCGAGGCGATGGAGCGGCAGCGCGAGGGCCGCGAGGCCACCGAGCGCGACATGTCGGCCTTCGCCGACTTCTACGGCAAGACCCTGAGCAACGCCCGCGAGCCGCTGGCGGCGATGAGCGAGGCGGCGCTGGCGGCCTTCGACCGGATGCGCGGCCTGTCCAGCGTCGATATGTCCATCGACACCGGCAGCCTGGAGGCCACCCGCGACTCCCTGCAGCGCGTGCTCAAGGCGCTGGGCGATTGGGAGGTAGCGGCCAACACCGTCGGCATGTCGGCCCTCGGCCGCTGGCAAACCCAGACCATGGCCAACAGCCTGCGGGTGCAGGCCGCCTTCCTCGGCCAGAAGGCCAGCCTGCAGTCCCTGATGGAAGGCTACGAGGACGGCTCGATCAGCCTGGAATCCTTCATCCGCCGCGCCGAGCGCGCCCAGCGTGGGTTGAGCCTGCTGGACAGCGCCGACCTGTCCAGCCTGAAAAGCGCCCTGGCCGGCGCCGAGCAGCAGATGCGGGCGCTCGGCGACTCCAGCCGCAACACCCTCGACGGCCTGCAGAGCGAACTGGCCCAGCTGCGCGGCGATCAGGAGGAGGTCGACCGGCGCGCCTTCGCCAGCCGCCGCCGCGAGCTGGAAGCCCAGCGTGCCGAGGCTCAGGCGGCCGGCAACGGCCAGGCGGTGTCCGACCTCAACCGGGCCATCGCCACCCTGCAGGAGATCGAGGCGGAAACCGCCAACCGGCGCCTGCGCGAGCAGCAGCAGGCCCAGGCTCAGGCGCAGCAGCAGGCCGCGCCGGCGCCGGCTACGACCGAGGCCCAGCCCGCCACCGTCATCCGCCTGGAAAGCCCCCGCGGGCGCCGGGTCGACGTGCAGGTGCCGGCGGGCCAGCAGACCCAACTGCTCGACATACTGGCCGATGCCGGCCTGAGGACGCTGTGAATGATGCTCGACTCGGTGGAACTGGACGACCAGTTCGAATGGGTGGACGAGTTCGAATGGGATGCCGTGGCCCAGGAGCAGGAGCGCTCGGTCAGCGGCGCGCTGCTGATTCAGGAAGGGGTCAAGCTGTACGGCCGCCCGATCACCCTCAAGAGTAACGGCGGGGTCTGGACCCCGCTGTCGGTGGTGCGCTCGCTGGAAGTGCTGCGCGACATCCCGAACAAGGTCATGGCCCTGACCCTGCCGGACGGGCGCAGCTTCAGCGTGATCTTCAACCGCGCCGACGGCGCCGCGCTGGAGGCCGTGCCGCTCGAACGGCGGGTCGCCCCGCCGGACGACTGGCTTTACGACGTCAACCTGCGGCTGATCACCGTCGCTCCGCCGGCGGTGTGATCCTCTTGGGGCCGGGTAGCTGTAAAGCCGCCGCAGCCATGGCTACGAGTGAGCCGCGCGTTCGAATACCTCATCTGCCCACTGGTTCAGGCTCTTGCCGGCTGCTTGTGCCGCGATGGCCGCGGCGGCATGCACCTCCGGGCGGATGCGCAGCATGATCTTGCCGGACGCCGGCTTGTCCGGGCTGATGCCCTGCTCGGCGCAGTCGGCCAGGTAGTCGTCCACGGCCAGGTGAAACTCGGTGCGCAGTTCCGCAACCGAGGCGCCCTGGAAGCTGATGATGTCCCTCACGCCCAGCACACGACCGACGAAGATATCGTCTCGCTCGTCAAACTCGATGCGGGCGGCGTAGCCCTTGTAACTCATGCTGTTCATGGCTCGACTCCTGCCCGTCGCAAGAACTCGCGGGCCTCTTCGACTTGATACCTTTTCGCCTCCTTGCCGGGATGGGGGCGGTGACAACGCCACTGCACACCTCCCAACACGAGCTTAACCCGCGATCCCTCGCGCTCCAGCACCTGCCCTCCCAGGTGGAGAACCAGCGCCTCGATATCGGAAAAGACCAATGTCGCACTGGTCGGCGTGCGGAAGATGGCTTCAAGGGTTTTACGATGTCTGCTCTGCATGGGGAAATGCTATCAAAAAAAGATAGCACATGGCGCATGAGTTACTGTCTGCAGGACAGCGAGATCAAACCGACTGGACGGCGCCCCGCTGGAAGCCGTGCCGCTCGAACGGCGGGTAGCCCCGTCCGAGGACTGGCTCTACGAGGTCAACCTGCGCCTGATCACCGTTGCGCCGGCGGCGTGATCCAGCAGGTTTCGTCGCAATCGCACGCTCAGACCAGATGCACTTCCACCCGCTTGCCCAGCGCCGCCGCGTACTTGCGCAGCGTGTCTAGGCTGGGGGAATGCTTGCCGGAGGCCAGTGCGTTTTCCAGCTGGTAGGGTGGGTAACTCGCGCAGCGATTACCCACCGTTGGCAT